AAAATAGACAGATAATGGAAGCATTTGACAATGAATTACACGATTACTTAGAAAGTTTAGAAGATAAACACGAATGTTCTGAATGTGGAACACAAGTAGAAGAAAACCAAGAATACTGTAGCAGAGATTGTTTTAGAGCATCATTGCTTTAATATTTCTAAAATTATTATATTATGAAATTTAATATAAATAAATTACAGTATGCTTACACAAAGTATGGTATTGAGTTTATAGATGATGCTACAAAAGACTTCGAATACTTTTTGGACAAAGATATGAAGGTAAATCTTGTTTTGGCTGATGGTCAAAAGAATGTAAAACACTGGAGAAAGAAGTCTAATATAGACGAATCTACACTAAGGTCTGTTTTTGGTAATTCAGAATCTATTGAACATTACAACGAGAAGATTAGAATATCATTAATCAAAAATTTTGAACACGTATTAAAAAATGGTTACAAGTTGGTTCACAAACCAAAAAGTTCTGTTACCGAATATAGATTACATACAGGTCAGATTGTTGATGTGGCTTTCTTTGATAGTTATGATGTACTAATGTTTTGTGTAGAGGTTTTTAATACACACAGAAAATCAAAAAATGATATAATTAAGTTTAACAATGTAAATGCAATAGTATATGAGTACGATATACACACAAAAAAGATGTATCCAATTAGTGCAGGAACAATTGGAGAAAAAATTAGAAGCAGACTTAAAAGGGGCGAGGTATTCATACGAGAAATTAAAGCAAGAGTACAAGGACTTAGAGGAAGAGTTACATTACTGGAAGAAGAGTATTGGGAACTTGAAGATGAAAGAAGAAAATCGTGGTCAGACTATTATCAATTTAAAGAGGAAATTGAATTCGAATCTAGACGAATTGAAGAAAACATACACTACATTACAAACTCAATACAATACCTTACTTTTTAAAAAAAAATAACATTACTTAAATAAAAAACAAAATGGATATATTAGATGAAATTTACGAATACGTTAATAACGAGTTTGAATTAGATATAAAGGATGGAACAAGAAAAAGGGATTACGTAGAAGCAAGAGCTTTATTCTACTTCTTAGCAAGAAAGAAAACCAATTACAGTTATGAATGTATATCTGGTTTCTTAAATAAGAACCACGCAACAGCTATACACGCAGTAAAGAACATTGTAGGACACTTAGACGAAGAAACAATAGCAGAAGCATTAAATCATTTTGGTTTGTTTAAAGATATACCAAGAGATACTATAGGTTTCTTAAAGAGACAGACAATAGAATTGCAGAACGAATTAAAGATAAGAGAAGCTACAATTAAACTTGTTCCAAGGTTAGAAGATATTAGTGCAAAACTAAAGTATTTAACAGAAGAGCAAAGACAAAAAGTATTTGATAGGAATAACCTTCAGTTTGAATCTATAGGAAAGTATTTAGATGAGGTTGATATGTCAATAGGTTTAACAATAGAAGGCAAATAAGATGAGTAAGAATAAACAGTTAGAATATTTAAAAGCATTGTTGTTAGGTCAGTTAACAATAGAAGCAATAGAGGATTTACAGAACACCAATGTATATAAACATAACTTAAAGAAACAAGGTAACAGGTTTGTATCTATGTTAGATGATTTTGTAAAGAGAGATTACGATATAGTATTTAAGAATAATGAAGTACTAACCAATAATGTAATGAATAGGATTAATGCTATTACAGATAAGTTATGTAAGGCATCAGTAGATGATTTAGTGTTAATGGATAGCTTGATAGATAAGTATAATGATAATAAGGAATGGTTCTTTGAAAACTTGCCAACTGAATTTGAGGATTTAAAGTAGTCAAACAAAATAGTAAAAACTTAGTTATCATAGTATGAGCAAGTCAAGAGAAATAAAGAGTACAGATGGCAGGAAAAACAATAGTAGAAAGAAAACTATTCCTAAGCTATCTCTACCTGAAAAAGAACGTTCTAATAAACCAAGACTAAACACAGCTAAAAAGAACAGAAAGAAACTTTATGCCAAAAAAGCTATAAAGAATGTTTTTGGAAGTGAGGTTAATGCTTTTGAAAGTTTAGCTAAGAAGGCTGAGGAAGGTAGCTACAATCATATGAAACTCTTATTGGATTTTGCTTATGGAGAAGAGAAAGAAACTAACCAAAACAAAGTACAAGCACCTACTATAAACTTCTTTGGAGATAGTATTGAAGGTAAGAAGGTGAAAGACAGGATTATAGATGTAACACCTAATAAAGAGGATGAATAACATTAATATACACGAGAAATATATACCTATTTTCAAAGACGAGAGTAGGTATTTCGTGGTTACAGGAGGTCGTGGTAGTGGTAAATCTTTCGGTGTAAACGTGTTTTTACTTAATCTAACCTATGAACAAGGACATAAGATACTGTTCTCTCGTTATACAATGATGTCTGCACACACATCTATTATTCCGGAATTTATTGAGAAGATAGAATTAATGGGTGTACAGGAAGATTTTAGGATTACTAAAGATGAGATAATGAATCTAAAGACAGGTAGTTCTATTATCTTTAAAGGGATACGTACTTCTTCTGGTAATCAAACGGCAGCACTTAAATCTCTTAATGGTATTACTACCTTTGTAGTAGATGAAGCAGAAGAACTTGTAGATGAAGGTACATTTGATAAGATAGACTTCTCTATACGTTCCCAGGTTAAACAAAACAGGGTAATACTAATACTTAACCCTACAACAAAGGAACATTGGATATATCAGAGGTTTTTCCAAAATGAAAATGTACTTCCTGCAACAAATGGCAATAAGAATAATGTAACCTATGTACACACCACTTACAAGGATAATAAAAAGAACTTGTCTCAGTCTTTCTTAGAAAGGATATTTGAGATGAAGCGAAAAAGACCTGATAAATATAACCATCAAATATTAGGAGGTTGGTTAGAAAAAGCAGAAGGTACTATTATCAGAAATTGGAGAGTTGGAGACTTCATACCTACAGAGCTAACTTGTTATGGTCAGGATTTCGGGTTTTCAGCCGATTTAACGACACTTGTGAAGGTTTCGGTAGATAAGCACTCCAGAAAGGTTTGGGTTAAGGAAATCTACGGAAAACCAGGTTTAAGCACATCTGAGGTAGCTGTAATGAACAAAAGAGAGTGTGGTATGGATTTAATCATTTGTGATAACAGTGAGCCAAGGTTAGTATCAGAACTGAAAACATTAGGTTTAAATATAAAACCAACAATAAAAAAGAAAGGTAGTATTCTTTCTGGTATTGCACTTATGCAAGATTACGAGATAATAGTAGATAGAGGTTCTCACGGCATTATAAGAGAGCTAAACAACTATGTATGGAAAGATAAGGGTGAAGCTCCTATAGATAAGTTTAATCACTATATTGATGGGATTAGATACTCTATGATGTACTTAGTGCAAGGTGTAAACTCAGGAGTTTATGTTATAAAATAAGCTGTGTTATTTGTTTATTCTACTAAATATTTATATATTTACTTAAATTAATTACCTATGACAACACCTGTAAATAAAATAATACAAACTTTAGAATCTATTTTACATCAATGCAAAGATAAAAAAGACTTAGCGATTCATAATCAAATAAAAGACAGTTCAATATACTATGAAGGAATGGTAGATGTATTGAGTTATGCTTTAAGTTCTTTTAAGGACTTTTCTGTTCAAGATGAGAAGGAATGGAAAACTGAAATATATGAATCTGGATTTATAGATGGTATTACAAAAAACAATTAGATGAAAGTATATTTAGTGTATAAAGAGCTTGGGATAGATGGAATTGATTCAAGTAGTATTAAGGTGTTTGAACACGAAAGAGATGCATTTGTGTATTCATTTGCATTAAAAACACATAAAGATTATAATGAGGATTATTATAGTGTGGAGGTTTTAGCACAAGAGATAATATAAAAATAAAAAGTTTAACTTTAAATTTATATATAATGAAAAAAAGAAAATTAATATTAAGCACTATAATTTTACTATCTGTATTTATTTCTTGCACAGATAACCAGAAAGCAAGACAATTCGGAG